ATCCGCTGCTCGACTATTCGAAGTATCTTTGGTGACTGAACCGGCATTTAAGTCGGCACAGGTCATCGATGTCGCGGCATCTGATGAAGCACCAGCTGAAGAAGATGTTATTGAAGAAACCAAACCAACAGAAAGCGAGCCAGTCGTGGAATCAACTCCAGACACTGTAGCAGCTCCAGAAGTTGAGGCATCGGCTGTAGAAGCTGCTCGCCCAACTGTAGCGGTTACAAATGTACGACCACGCCTAAAGACCCTTACCTCTGGTGAGTATCTTGAAGCAAACATCAAGGCAGCTATGGGTGACGACGCTGCTCGTCAGCTAGTTCTTGCTACAGATGACACATCAACAAATACAGGCTTAACACTTGCTCCACACATGAACGAGTTCGTAACAACTTCAATCGATGGCCGTCCATCTGTTGATGCGATCTCTCGTGGAGTTTTGCCAGCATCAGGAATGTCTTTCACAATTCCTAAACTTTCAACTGCTCCAACAATCGATTCAGATTCAACTGAAGGCGAAGCCCTTGGTGGAACTGAAATGGCTTCTACATACATCACAGTTGATGTTAAGAAGGCTGCTGGCCTACAAACAATTTCTTGGGAACTTCTAGATCGCTCATCACCTGCGTTCTACGATGAACTCATCAAGGAATTGAACTACGCATACGCAAAGGCAACTGATAAGGCTGTTACTGCTGCATTTACTGCTTCAGGTACTCAGGCTTCAACTCAGGCTGCAACCATTGCCGGTCTTAAGGCATTCATCTCAAAGGAAGTTCCAGCAGCTTATGCCGCTTCAGGCAAGTTTGCTCGTAACTTGGTTATCAACACAGCATGGTGGGAAACAATCATGGCTGCTGATGACACAACTAACCGCCCTCTATTCATGGCTTCAAACCCACAGAATAACCCAGGCAACATCTCTGGCCAATCAATCGTTGGCGATGTTCTAGGACTCAACACATTCGTTGATCCACACATGGCTGTAACTACTCTGATCGATGAGTCTGCATTCATCGTTGCTCCAGAGTCATTTACATTCTACGAGGCACCAAAGACAACCCTTCAGGTTCAAGCTTTGGCTAACGGCCGCCTACAGGTTGCTGTTTATGGATACTACGCAATCGCCCCTAAGGTCGGTGGCGGAGTTCGTCGCTTTAACCTAACCTAATCAGTTAGTCGTTACTAAGTCGCTCAGAGGGGGCATAGCCCTTGCCCCCTCTGGGTCTTTAGAAGGGAAATAGAATGTCACTTTGCACAGTTGCCGAGCTACGCAGCACTTTAGGCGTAGGCACACTTTACAATGACGCTACCCTTCAGGAAGTGTGCGACGCGTCAGACGCAGTCCTACTTCCGATGCTTTGGGCAGACAAAGAATTCAATGTTGCGCATAGCAATACAGCCGATACCGCCACATTATATTTTGATACCCCTGTTTCATATTATGTTGGTGAAACAGTAACTATTGCTGGTAATGGTTCAAAACATAATGGTTCTAAAACCATCACAGCAGCCACAACATATTCGATCACTTATGCGATCACTGGAAACAACAACACTCCAGTAGTTCGCCATCCAGTTATGCCTTATGGCGTTGTAACAGCTGATACTTACACAGACTGGACTTTAGATTCTGCAATTCAGACCGCAGCTTTAGAGATAGCTGTTGATATCTGGCAAAGCCGACAAACTAGCAATAGTGGTGGCGTTAGCCCAGACTTCCAGCCCTCACCGTACCGCATGGGTAATACCTTGTTGGCGCGGATTAGAGGATTGATCGCACACGCGCTAGACCCTCGCTCAATGGTGGGCTAATGACAGCCGCGATTACCACCCTACGCACTACGCTAGCAACAGCATTAGTTGATAACTCTTTATGGCAAACCTTTGCTTTTCCACCTGCAACAATTCTAGCCAATTCGGTCATTGTTAGCCCGGACGATCCTTATATCGCGCCTAACAATAATCAGCACAGCACGATCAACCCAACTGCCAATTTTAAGATTATTATCACCGTTCCATTGTTTGACAATGAAGGCAACCTAAACGGCATCGAAGAAGCCGTTGTTGCCGTGTTCAATAAACTCGCTGCCAGTTCTCTGGTCTATAATATCGGTAGCGTTTCAGCACCTAGCGTTCTCAATGCTGCGTCGGGCGACCTACTCAGCTGCGAGATTTCCATATCAATCCTGACAAGTTGGAGTTAATATGTCCGATTATGAAAAAGAGTTGGAAGCCTTTCTGATCAAGATCGGACAAATTCCAACAGCATCAGCAAAGCCAGCACCTACAAAGAAAGACGAGGAATAACCTAAATGGCTGTATTTCTAAATAACCTGGTCGGCGTAAAGGTCAATTCTGTCGATCTTTCAGACCATGTCACATCAGTAACACTTAACCGCAACTTCGATGAACTCGAAGTAACCGCAATGGGTGACACAGGCCACAAGTTCGTTAAGGGACTAGAAGCCTCATCTGTCACAATCGATTTCCTAAATGACACAGCTTCAGCAAATGTTCTAGCAACACTTCAAGCTGCATGGGGTACTTCCGTAACTGTAGTTCTTCTACAGTCAAAGGGAACTGCTGTTTCAGCAACAAACCCACTTTATACAATGACTTGCCTAGTTAATGGCACAACCGATATCAATGGCGCAGTTGGCGATTTGGGAACTCAATCAGTTACCTGGAATGTTAATGGTGCTGTTACAGTAGCAACTACAGGCACATTTTAACAATTAAAGAAAAGGGCTAAAAAATGGCAAAGCTAAAGATCACAAGGGCTGATGGCTCTGTATCTGATCATCAGATAACTCCATCGATCGAGTTCGCATTCGAGTCATACGCCAAGAAAGGCTTCCACAAAGCCTTCCGTGACGATGAGAAACAGAGCGATGTGTATTGGCTGGCTTGGGAGTGCCTTCGCCGTTCAGGCGAAACTGTCAAGCCTTTCGGGGTTGAATTTCTAGACACACTTGTGAAGGTGGAAGTTCTAGATGATGACCCGGAATTATAGGGCGCGACTCATTTACTTACTTGGTCGCAAGGCTAAGTCTGGAAACAGGGATTGCGCCCAATGACTTACTGGAATGCAATTCCAGAATGTTTAAGGCTTTATTGGAAGGTTTGAAAGACCGAAACAAGGAGATGAAAGATGCCAGTCGCGGTAAAGGGCGCAGTCGCACTTCGTAAAGCCTTGAAACAATACACTCCAGATTTAGCCAAACAATTACCTAAAGAAATGGCAGTAGCCTTGAAGCCTGTTGTAAAGACAGCTAGGGGCTACTTGCCATCTCAAGGATCAATTTTGAGTAATTGGCAACCTAGGGAAAACAGCCAAGGCAGATTTCCTACTTATGCAGCTAATTTAGTAAAACGTGGAATCGGATATAAAACATCGCCATCTAAGCCAAACAAAAAAGGATTTAGATCTTTGGCTCGTCTTTTTAATAAAACCGCAGCTGGTGCAATATATGAAACCGCTGGTCGAATTAACCCAGACAGCATTTTTGTTAAAAATATGAACAATAAATATTCATCGACCATGAAAGGTCGAGACAAAATGCAAGGTCGCGCTCTTTATCGTGCCTATGAAGAAAATAATGGCAAGGCGAGAGATGGCGTTTTGAGAGCTATTGAAAAAGCCAAAAATTCATTTGATAAAAGAACAATGGTGCGCAGCTAATGTCAAATATAATTATTGATGTCGCAGCCGAATTTACTGGGCAAAAAGCATTTGCCAAAGCCCAGAGATCAACTTTTAACCTTGAAAAAAGTGTAAAGAGTTTAGGAAAAACTTTTGGTGTCGCTCTATCAACGGCTTTAATTGTTAATTTTGCCAAAACATCAGTAAAGGCCTTTGCCGAAGAAGATAAAGCGATTAGATCTCTTGGCCGTACTCTTAAAAATTTAGGTTTAGCCCAATCAGGTACGGCTGAACGAGTTAATGCTTTTATTGACACTCTTTCTAAAGCCACAGGTGTTCTCGATGATGATCTTCGTCCAGCTATGGAAACCTTGCTTCGCGCAACTGGATCAATTACAAAATCTCAAAATCTTCTTGCACTCGCTTTGGACATTTCTGCTGGAACTGGAAAAGATCTTTCCTCAGTTGTAGCTGCTTTACAAAAAGCCTATTTGGGCAATAACACTGCTTTAACTCGATTGGGTGTTGGACTTTCAAAAGCTGAATTGAAGGCTTTAAGTTTTGAAGAAATAACCGCAAAATTGGCAACTTTATTTGCTGGACAAGCGGCCGAAGCAGCCGATAGTTATGCTGGCCAAATTAGTAAATTAGCAGTCGCGGCTGATAATGCCAAAGAAATTATCGGAAAAGGCTTGGTCGATGCCATTGGCATGCTTAGTTCGACCGATAGTTCAGGCATTGATAAATTAACCACTGCTATGGAAGATCTGGCGACCTATGTTGCGGATGCTGTTCGAGGCATTGGATATCTAACAGCGAAATTAAACAATGTTCCTGGTATTCCAGCAATTTTTCAATGGCTTGCAGATCATAAAGAACTTCTTGGTTTATTGGGTTTATTATCAACAGTAGGCGAAAAACAAAGAACTGCACCTAAACCATTCCAAACAGGCATGAGCGTTACCGGTGCTTCAGACTATTACACAAAACAAGCTGCAGATGCGGCCAAAGCAGCATCTAAAGCTGAAGCAGCTGCCGCAGCACAACGCGCTAAATTGGCTAAAGCGGAATTAGCCGCCAAACAAAAGTCTGACAAATTGGCTAAAGCATCTGCCATGTTTGACATAGAAAAAATTCAAGTTGCGGCAGCTCTCAAAGGCAAAATCTCAGCCGATGAAGAATTACGCTTAAAATTGCAACAGGCGATCCTTAATGAAGATGCTGATCTTGCTGATTCTCTTCAAAAGAAACTTGAAGCATCCCAGATTGCTACTGCTAAATTAGCTGCAAGTATTGTAGGTATTAAGCCTGCAGTCGATCCATTTGCAGCTTGGTTATCTACTCTCGAAGGCATTGCTGCGACTTTGACTCAAATTTTAGGCATGCCTTTAGGTAGCAGTGTCGGTGGTAAAAAAAATGTGCCACTTGAGCCACAAGATCCAATTATAGTTCCAGTCGATCCGAAAAAGCCTGAAACCAACAACCCGGATCCAACTCCAGTAATTGTTGAACCTAATCCAAAAGAGCCACCATCAACCAATAATCCTTTTGCTGGTCTTGGTGGATCTACTGGCGGTTTTGGTTTTTCACTTCCAAAATATTTGCAAGAAAATCTTCCACAGGCACCCGTAACGGTTAATGTCAATGTCGAGGGAACTGTAGTAACTGAAAACGAGTTCGTTAAAGTAGTTTCTGATGCAGTAATTACTGCTAATACCAATGGTTACAATAATAATCGCCCAGGTGCAGTTCCTGCTGGAGGGTAACAAATGGCCATTCCAGTAATCAATGCGATCATAAACTTTTCAACGGGGGCTGGCTTTGCCTCGCCTATGATCCTTGATTCTGGCATTCTTGGTATTAACGCATTAGCAGATACAACTTCAATTTCGGTCGATGTATCTGATCAGGTAGATTCGATTAAAACCGATCGAGGCCGAACAGCTCTTTCAGATGTGTTTCAAACTGGCACAATGAGCTTGCGCATCATCGATCAAAACGGTTATTTCAACCCGATGAACCCAGCATCGCCTTATTACAATTTGCTTACTCCAATGCGTAAAGTAACTATTACGGCCACCTATGGCACTACGACTTACCCAATCTTTGCTGGATATATAACCTCATATAACACAACTACCCCTCGCGATGTGGGCGATGTCGTTTATACAACCATCCAGGCGGTTGATGGATTTAGACTGTTTCAGAATGCCCAGATTACTTCTGTAGCTTCAGCAACTGCTGGGCAAACCACTGGTACTCGCATCGGCAAAATTCTTGATGCTGTTGGATGGCCAACAGGCATGCGTGACATTGACGCTGGTTTAACCACAGTCCAAACAGACCCGGGAACTCTTCGCACTTCCTTAGCCGCATTACAGACCATTGAAAGCACTGAATATGGTGCGCTTTATATGGACAAATCTGGAAATGTGGCTTTCCAAGATCGCCAATTAACTTCGACTAGCGTGGCTGGGACTCCAACAGTATTTAACGATAACGGCACTGGAATTGCCTATAACAATGCCGTTTGGAAACTAGATGATTCGCTGGTTTTTAACAGGGCTAGCGTTACACGCGTGGGTGGGACTGCCCAAGTCGCCTACAATCAAGCCTCAATCGATAAGTATTTCCTACACTCATACCAAGAACAAAATCTGCTCATGGAAACTGATGCGGAGGCTCTAAACAATGCTCTCGCTTTCTGCGCTTCTCGTGCGGAAACTGCGATCCGCTGTGACGCTGTTACCCTTGATCTCTACACTAACAATTACGATGCTGGTATTACTGCAGCTCTGGCTCTTGATTTCTTTGCTCCAGTCACTGTAACCACGACTCAACCGGGTTCTTCAACCCTAACCAAAACTTTGCAGGTATTCGGCGTGTCGCATGACATTAAACCAAATGCCTGGAAAACCACATTCACAACGCTTGAACCGATCATAGATTCCTTTATAATAGGAAACAGCAGTTATGGCGTTTTAGGCACTAACACACTTTCTTACTAAGGAGATCAAATGGGAGCACCATTAGGCTTCAAGACATTCGCCACAGGTGATGTTCTCACAGCCGCAGACGCAAACGGATACTTGATGCAGGGAGTTTGGACTTTTGCTGATTCGGCAGCCCGGACTGCAGCGGTTACAAGCCCACAAGAAGGTAATTACAGTTATCTAAAGTCCGACGATACAACTTACTATTACAACGGTTCTGCTTGGACTGCTCTAGGCGGCGGCATGACTTTGCTTAGTACTACTAGCCTTTCGGGTGCTACAACAACAATCAGCAGCATTAGTCAAAACTATAAAACTTTGGTGGCTTTCATTTACGGTATGACCAACGCTACTGCAGATGGAGTTTTTCGAATTGCACCAAATAGCATTACTAACCAGTGTTTTGGTGTTCAAATGCAAAATAATAACAATACGCCTTCAGGCCCAAGTACCATTGGCGGAAATGGCTACATAAATACTACGATTGCCTTATCTAGAACGAATGCATTTAATAATATGACTTTACAAATTAACAATTATACAAATACATCAACATATAAGCCTTATACTCTTGGCGGTTATTTGAGAGCCACAACACCCGGCGATTATGCTTTCTTTCAACAGGGTAGTTATTCTGAAGCTACAGCAGTTTCATCGTTGCAATTTTCAAACGCAGGTGGAAACCTTTCTACTGGAACAGTCCTACTTTACGGAGTCGCATAATGCCAAAGCCAATTATTAGAATTGTCAATTCCGAAACAGGCGAAGTATTAGATCGCGAAATGAATGAAGTCGAGTTTGAAGCCTATGAAGCTGATCGTGCTGTAATCGCTGCAGCTGAAGCAGAAGTTAAAGCTAAAGCAGATGCTAAGGCGGCTTTATTGGCCAAACTTGGCATTACAGCCGATGAAGCTAAGTTGCTGCTGGGCTAATGAAACCGATTCTTTCCAAGTGCGCAATTCAGTTAAGAGAGCAGATTGACGACACATTCCCAGATAGAGATCGATCTTCTGATGGTTGGATCGGCGATACACGACACGCTGCGCGTAAGTCAGATCATAATCCAGATGCTCTCGGCTGGGTTCGTGCCATCGATGTCGATCGAGATCTCTCGGGTAAAGCTAAACCTGACCTCATGCCAGATCTTGCGGATCAGATTCGTATCTTTGCAAAGTCTGATCCAGCAAAGCGCATTAGCTACATTATCTTCGATGGACAAATCGCAAGTTCGTTGCTTGGCTGGAAATGGCGCAAATACACAGGCATCAACAAGCACAATCACCACTGCCATATCTCGTTTTCGAAAGAAGCTGACCTTAATGGTGAGTTTCTTCAAATACCTATGATCGGGGGATCAAAGTGAAAGATCTAAAGAACGCGTTAGGCTCATGGGGCAGAGCGTTTTTAGTTGCAGTAATTTCAATGTATGCAGCTGGTGTGACGGATCCAAAGGCTTTAATCGCTGCTGGTATTGCTTCGATTATTCCACCGGTACTTCGATACTTGGATCCTAAAGATGAACTTGGAAGAAAATGACACAGGCAGAGTTCTTTCAGCTCTATATTGCCACCATTGCGATAATCGGTGGATTGGCTGGTTATGTGATCACACACTTGTTGAGCGAGATCAAGCGACTCAACACGCGAGTGGATGAGATTTACAACATACTTTTAGAGCGTTAAAATAAAGTCATGGCCGCACGCAAAGCAAAGTCATTAGAAGATCAAGGCTACACAGCTCTAGAGGCATATTGCATTGGTCTTAATGAATATTACAAGGCTTTGCGTAAGGCTGGCTTTGCTGTCGATATATGTATCTCGATGATACAAGACCCAATCTCTTATCCTGACTGGATTCTGCCTAAACGCATAAATGACAATCCAAGCCAGTTGCCGGGTTATTATCCTGACGATGACGAGGACTAATGAAAAGAACCGTCGTAATACCAGACTTACAAGTTCCATATCACGACGAAGTTGCAGTTAAAAATGTTTCGAGTTTTATTAAAGCGTTTCGCCCCGATGCTGTCGTTACTCTCGGAGATGAAATCGATCTCCCACAGATCAGCCGATGGACAGAAAATAAACCAGGCTGGTACGAGCAAACTCTAGCTAGTGATCGGGACATGGCAGTCGATGTCCTGTGGGAATTGACCCAGCATGTCAAAGAAGCCCACATGATCAGGTCTAACCACACAGACCGTCTTTACAATGTCATTATGAACAAGATCCCAGCGTTCTTATCGCTGCCAGAGTTACGCTTTGAAAAGTTTATGAAGCTCGATGAACTGGGTATTTCCTATCATAAGAAGCCATTTCCTATTGCAAAGGGTTATGTGGCAGTTCATGGAGATGAACAGGCCATCAAACCTACACCCGGTCTTACAGCCCTAGAAGCGGCTCGTAGGCATGGTCTAAGCGTGATCTGCGGTCACACTCACAGGGCTGGCCAATCGGCCTTCACAGAGGCCTCGGGAGGCAAATTAGGGCGTATTCTGCGTGGTTTTGAGGGTGGTCATTTAATGGACATTCGAAAGGCTGCTTACACCAAAGGCACAATGAACTGGCAACAGGCATTTCTGATCGTCGAAGAAGATGCCAAGGGAGTCCAGGTATCAATTATTCATTTAGAAAAGGATGGGACATTCGCTTATGGCGGTCGCAGGTATGGACGATCTCGATAATCCTCTTAGGCGCACGATTGATGATGCCGTAGATGACGCAGAATTGTTACCGTTTCGTTATCAAAATAGGCTAGACAAGTCATAACTAGCGTGTAGATTCAGCCTTATCAGTGAAAGTCACTGATGGAAAGGGCTAAAATGAACACAGATCTTTATTTATATTTAGTAATGCTGGCTTTTCTAGTATTTGGCATAGCTGCTGGATATGCTCACGGTTACAAGCAAGGCAAAGATGAAGGATACGCTCTCGGCCGATCGGTCGCCCGACACACATTTTGGTCAGAGTGAAAGCCCGTGACATCCTCGATGAGGCAAAGCAATTACTCACCGACAGAGGAAGTGAGTACGGCGACCCAGCTCTTAATCACATTCGAATTGCAAGACTCTGGAGTGTGTATCTTGACAAAAACATCGAGCCTCACGAAGTCGCAATATGCCTCATCCTCACCAAAATCTCGCGAACTCAAACTACGGCAGACCACCCGGACAGTTACGCAGACATCTGTGCGTACTCTGCAATCGCTGGCCAGATTACATCAACTGATTGGGATGACCTTGACAGTTACTAAAGCAAAGTCCGGTCAATGGTGTGATTATTGCAAGATGCGTTGGGGACAAGATCACCCAAATGGAAAAGGTAAAACATTAGCCGTCTGGACTGTGGTGAGTCAGCATGCTAAGTCTAAAGGAATCAACCGACATTATTGCCAACCATGCGCTGTCTGGGTGTCGATCTGGCCAGATGGATCTCATTGGCCTTTAACCGAGCAAGCAGAATACCTAGTGAAACAAGAGGAAATTGATCATGGCATTTAATCTAGCTGATTACGAAACAGTCGAGAGTCGGCTGGAAAAGTTTTGGAAGGAGTTCCCAGATGGACGCATATCAACGGAATTGGAAGTATGTGAAGCTCATCGATATGTTGTTAAAGCCTATCTCTATCGCACTTTTCTCGACCAAGTCGCTTACTCGACTGGGTTTGCTGAAGAGAAGGATGCTGATCGCGGCGTTAATGCCACTAGTGCGTTGGAAAACTGCGAAACTTCAGCGATCGGCAGAGCTCTTGCTAACGCAGGTTTCGCAGCTAAAGGAAAGCGACCATCAAGAGAAGAAATGGTCAAAGTACAGTTGGCAGGAGGAAGCGGATTTAATAAACCAGAGAAACCGATCCTTAAAGAAAAGTACCCAGAGCCTAAAACAGATGCCTGGACAATCGCAGATCCTAAAGATGATCAGAATGCGATCACTATTGAAGCTGCGCCTACCATCAACGAAGCGATGAATTTGCTATCAGCTGAACTGAATGCAAAAGAAATACCA